TTTAATTGCGGCGTCAACACCGACACCAAAGGATGATGCTATGATTGGTAAACTTTATAAGTTTATAGATTTATTAGCTTTAAACATTGGAAAAGCAAAGGATAAGCAAGGTGGCTGAAGAAGTCAATAATAGCTATCATCCCGCCGATACCAATGGTGACGGAGTAGTAACAGAGGAAGAACGTGCAATGTATTTAGAGTTCAAAAGAAAAGAACTCGAAGATGCAGATGCGATGCGTGATGCTCAAAGAAATATGACTTGGTTCGCTTTAGGTGGACTATTATTATATCCTTTTGCAGTAGTAGTTGCATCTTTGGTTGGATTAGACCAAGCACAGGAAACTCTAGGAGATATGGCTCCTACCTACTTTGTGGCAGTTGCTGGTATTGTTGCGGCATTTTTTGGTGCTCAGGCAATGGGCAAAAAATAAAAGAAACCTAAGTAACGAAAAAATAGTTCTTGACATATGTTCATAATTTTAGTATAATATACATATGAAAAATACAGAATACCAAGAACACAAAAAAGTAAATATGTGGAACTCAGAAACTAAAACTTTTGAAGACTACCATTACGGCGAGTGCAAACACTGCGGGGCTAAACTTCACAAAGATAGTGGAGAGTGTCCTCAGTATAAATGTTGGATAGCATAATGAATTTATTTTACTTAGATGAAGATTTAGACAAAGCAGCCCAGTATCATGTTGACAAGCATATTGTCAAGATGCCGCTTGAGGCTGCTCAAATCTTATGCACTACTATATGGATAGATGAATTACTAGGGTTCGTTCCTCGAGCTCTTAACGCAGAAGAAAGAGAAGTGATGAACAAGGCAAAAGCCGAGATTAAGCATTTACCTCTTGAGGAACGTCCCTACCCCTACCTACCAATGATGTATAATCATCCTTGCACTATCTGGGCAAGAGAGTCTTTGGAAAACCATGAGTGGGTTCATTGTTATGCTAACGCATTGAATGATGAGTACTACTACCGATATGGAAAACTACACAAATCAATTGAGCAAGTAGTAAACAAACTACCTGATCCAAAGAATTTACCTAAAGCAGGTTTTACAACCTTTGGATTAGCTATGCCTGATGAGTTGAAAGACTATGATAACCCTATACAAAGTTATCGTGATTATTATCATTTAGACAAAGCAACTTTTGCTAGTTGGAAATATCGTGAGAAACCTCATTGGTGGAACGAAGACTATGCAGACTATGAAAAAAGGATAACAAGATGATAGAGATTTATGGAAAGGAAAACTGCCCTTATTGCGACATGGCAAAAGGCTTAGCAGAAAGAAAAGGTTTTGACGTAGTATATAAACAACTTGATATAGACTACGGTTTCTCAGAAATGAGAGAAAAATTCCCTGGTGCTAGAACTTTTCCTCAGATAATAAAAGATGGGGAATATATAGGCGGTTATACTGCATTAGAGGAGTTAATCGGTGGACTATAAATTTAATGAAGATATAGTACTTCAAGAACTAAAAGAGTACATTGATAGTACTTATCAACAGCACTATGGCAAAAGCAAGTTTCAAACCACAGAGTTTGTATTTGATGCTGGTCATGGCAAAGGCTTCTGTATAGGTAATATAATTAAATATGCACAGCGTTATGGAAAAAAGAATGGACATAATCCAGCTGACTTACTAAAAATTATTCACTATGCAATATTTCTTTTAGGAGAAAACAAGGAAGCGGGGTATACTGACCAATATGACAATGGAAACAATGGATAAAGAAATAGTATTAATATTTATATTATTAATGCTAAAGCATACTATTGCCGATTATCTTATGCAGAAACCTTGGAAAGACAAAGGAACATACGGTGCGCGTGGCGGTTTAGTCCACGCATCGCACCACATAGCAGGAACCTTTGCAGTACTAATATTCTTTAGCAACTGGTTCGCCGCATTATACTTGGCAGCCTTAGATGGATATTTACATTATCATATTGATTATGTCAAAAATAACATAAAAAGAATTTTTAAACTAAACAATACACATACACTATATTGGGGGTTACATGGCTTAGACCAGTACCTTCATGTTTTAACATACATACTTATACTTTATATATTAGGAGCGTAAATGGCTATAAAGACGCGAAAGCACGAAAATTTAACAGAAACAAACGTACAACATGTAATAGACTTACTTAACGATAGCAAACCTATTACTAAGAAAGAAGCATGTAGTATATTAAATATTAGTTACAATACTACAAGACTCAATAAAATTATTGACGACCACTTGGACACTGTAGCTTATAGAGAAAGACGCAAAGCCCAAAATAAAGGTAAAGGCGCAACAGAAATGGAAATAAAACAAGTAGTGAACTTCTACTTGGATGGAGCAAATGTATCAGATATAGCTAAAAGTTTGTATCGTTCACCAGCTTTCATTAAAGCAATAATCGATAGAGTAGGTATTCCACAGAAACTTGCTCAAACCGATTACGAAGGACGCAGAAACGCAATGCTACCCGAACAATGTGTAGCAGACGAGTTTCAAACTGGAGAAAAGGTATGGGCAGTTCGACAGAACTATCCTGCACTTGTTGAAAAAGAGTTAAGACCTGAAGAAGCGGAAGAGAGAGGATATAGACTATACCTATGCTACACGATTGAGTGCAGTCAAGATGATTTAAAAGGTAGTTATTTTCCTCACTTAAGTTTTGCAGGTAAGTATTATCCTTTAGCAACATATGAGATGGGTAAATTGGAGCACCTGCAAAAGTACCTGTAAAAGGAGATTAGGGAATGGAAATATGGCAGATTATTGCTGCAGTATACTTATCGGGTACGCTCGCTGCAATGTATAGCATATGGTGGCCGTCTTATAAATTAGTAAGGCAGATAGCACCAGATAATATAATGATAGACAGACCAATTCTATCTACACTAATAGTATTTTTTATATTTTTAGTGTTTTTTCCACTATTAATAATAACATTTATCATACCAAACAGGCTAGAAGGATTTATCCGAGGGTTTGTTACTGGAATAGTTGATATTAAAAAGTAGAACAAGGAGTAAAAAATGTACGACGATATAAGAGAACACTTATTAGGACAAATAGCATATCACAGAGCTAACTGTAGAGTTTATATGAGAAATTCAGTAGGTATTGGGGAACATCCTGATGTCATGGAATCAATAAAGTCTGAACTAGCAAAACTTGCCGAAGCGCAAGATATGTTAAATGCCTTAGAAAAACATTTTAAATAATACCAATTATTATAGATAACAAAAAATAGTTCTTGACAATTGGTTATAATTTTATTATAATATATTTATAAACAAAAAACAAGCAAATATGAGCGATAGATATTACCAACAGATGCGAGACACCACAGGGTGGGCATTTGGTATGCCAGAGTTCATGCGCAATAACAAAAAATATAGGAGAAGAAAAATGGCTTGGACAGACGAATCTAAAGAGCAAGCAGTTGAAATGTATCAGGATGCAGAACCTACACCTGAGACTTCAATGGAGATAGTAAAAGACATCGCAGAAGAACTTGGTGAAAGCCCAAATGGTGTCAGAATGATATTAACAAAAGCAGGAGTATATGTAAGAAAAACTCCAGCAGCTAAGTCAAGTGGTGGCGGCAGCACAGGCGGAGGCAGAGTTTCAGTTGCAGATGCACAAGACAAACTTACTTCAGTCCTAAGTGACGCAGGTCAAGAAGTAGATGCAGCAATAGTATCAAAACTAACTGGTAAAGCAGCAGTCTATTTCACAACAGTTATAGAATCATTAAATAAGTAGTGTAATTTAGTGTGTTGAGGCAGTCTTCGTGATTGCCTCAATTTTTTGCATCTTAAATAAGTGACCAAAAATTTAACAATTCAAAAGAGTTTTTGTTAGTTTAAATTGGAGGAAACATGAAAAAACTAGAGTTTGAAAAGAAACTAGACGACGCAGGAGATGCCGTCATCACTTATAGGAGTCAAAACTCTCGTAAACTAAAGTACAATGTGTGTACACGAGATTTTAGCACTCAATATATCAAAGGTAAAAAGAATAGAGCAAAGGAAGGTCAACATACTTCCTTATTATTTTGTTGGGATACGGACTCATATAGAATCCTTGTGCCTGAAAATGTAACGAGCATTGTGCCTCTTAACCGAGTTATACGCAATGATTGATTTAGATGCACCAGCAATTTATGAAAAAATGATACAAGAAACTGAACACGAACAAGTTAAGTTGGTAATCAACACTTTTCGTGGAGTAGAATATATATCTATACGAAAATATTACTTAGATTTTGATGAAGAGTTTAAACCCTCTAATCAAGGTATAACGATACCAATAGATATGGAAAATACTAGAAACCTGTTCCAAGGTCTAGTAGAGATTCTGTCCTTAGCAGAATCCAAAGCAATTATAGAAGAAAATTTCAAAGATTTATTAGATGAAATCTACCTCTAAGAAAAATAGTTCTTGACAATTCCTTAGAAATTGTGTATAATATATGTATGATTATAAAAGGACAAATGACATATGACCAACACGGTCGCAAACGCAAGAGCAAGTTCACTAAGGCTGTAAGAACAAAGCAGCCTGAGTGGAAAACCTTCGCTCCAGACACTACATATCGTAGGACTACGCAAGAATACCCTTCGGCTCCAATGAGCCAATACTCAACCCCACAAGATACTTCTTACAAGCAGAAAGCAAGTGAGAACTATACTGTGTCGATTGCGTACAACAAGGGTGCATATCAAGTAATACCAAAAGATGAGGTTAAACACATAGGAAAGTAATGAGTAAGTTAGAGGAATTTTTAAAACAAGCAAAGATAGATTATTATAGAGGCGAACCAAGTATATCTGATGAAGTCTATGATAGATTAGAAGAACAGGTGGGCGCTACTGCTGTTGGCACAGATGAAGGCACAAGAATACCTCACATGTTTCCTATGTACTCCTTACAAAAAGTTTACGAAGGAGAGAAAGATCCTCACTCAGTACTAAAACAATGGGCAGAGATAACACCTAAACTAGATGGTGCGGCTATCAGTCTACAATATATAGATGGAGAACTTTCTATGGCACTCACTAGAGGAGACGGCAAGAAAGGATTAGATATTACAGATAAAGTACGACATCTAGTACCTACTAGAATTTTCTGGACAGAACCAAAACAAATAACAGGTGAGATAGTAACCACTAAAGATAGACCAAATGCTAGAAACTATGCGGCGGGTGCACTCAATCTAAAAAGTGTTGAAGAAGTAATGGACAGACAATTATATTTTGTAGCTTATGGTATTCAACCCTGTGTTAAACCTACTTGGAAAGAAGATATGTATGCACTAGAACCAATGTGTGATACAGCTTACGCTACTTATTTAGATACTTTTCCACAAGATGGAGAAGTATGGAGAGTTAATGATAATAAAGCATTTGAAGAACTTGGATATACTTCACACCATCCAAGAGGTGCCTTTGCTCTCAAGGAAAAGAAGGAAGGCGTAGTTACAAAACTACTTGATGTTAAATGGCAAGTAGGAAAATCAGGTGCAGTTTCTCCAGTAGCAATACTAGAACCTTGTATAATAGGAGAAGCAACAGTTTCACGAGCAACCTTGCATAATATGGCTATCATCGAAGCATTAGACTTACAGATAGGATGTATGGTTGAAGTAATAAGAGCAGGGGAGATTATTCCCCAAATAGTAGCAAGAGTAGATTAATGGGTAAAGTTAGACAATGGATTTCAATTGTACTCAATCGTTGGATGGAACGTTCAATGCAGAGAACTGCGAATAAATTGTTTGACAAGTCACAAATCGAATACAGAGATGGAGATAATACATGAAAGAATACGAAGTATATTCAGAATATTGGGAAGGTACAAAAACAGCCAAAGTTGTTCGACACAATGAACATAAATATTGGGGAGTACACTTGTCCGATTCAACTAGTGATAATGATGGATTCCTTATGTGGCATCCTACAAAAAGTGAGTACTGGTGTGAAGATATAGCAGAAAACTTTTGTCAAGGTATGGTAAGAGAAGATGGCAGTGTGCGAAATAATATGTACTATGTCAGAGGTCTGCACAAAGCATGAAAAGGAACTTAGTTGCCATTTGGACAACAGGTAAGAAAACAGTAAAGGTATATAACAATGAAACTAAGAAAGAAACTAATGAAAAGAGCAAACAAACTTCCAGAAAACCCTTGCGGTGAGTGTAAGTTTTATGAACCTCTACATGAGATAAGTAAGAATCTTAGCGAAGGCAGATGTAGAGTAACATCTCCAGCAGGAATGGTATTATCAGAGGAGACTTGTGAGAAATGGCAACCAAAGACTTAAAAGAAAAAATAACAAATAGACTTGACCAAATTGAAATGCTTATGAATAAAAATTATCATCTAAAAAATCCTGAAGAAATGATGCTACAGACTCTTAATGTGAGTAAGTTTTGGTCTGTACTTTCAGAGGAAGATAGAGATTTTATTCAGGGAGTACAGTCATCTATTGAAGAAGGTTGGAGTTGGAAAGAGTGAGTGGAGGAGTTTATAACAAAACTTATTTTGAGAACCGACCTGATGAACAGCTAGAAGAGGGTGTTCTATATGGAGTTATTTTAGTAAACCAAAAGACATTCGTAAGGGAATGTATTAAGGTTGGAATAGCAAAAGGAAAAGATTGGAGGCACGTTATTAAAAGAAGTCGTGGTTTTAAGGGGTATGATTTACGCATACAACGAACCTACCACGATACGATTTATAACTGCTGGAAAAAAGAGCAGGAACTGCACGAGGAGTTTAAGGACGACCGTCATTATCCAGCTGAAAAATTCGGTGGGCATACAGAGTGTTTCAAAATTGAT